AATATGAGCTTTAGCAAAGCTTTTGCAGCTGCACGTAAAGCTGAAGGTTCAGGTAAGACTTTTACTTGGAAAGGTAAAAGTTATAGTACGAACTATAAAGAAGAGTCAGGGTCTAAAAAACCTGCTAAAACTGGACTTACCTCTTCTACAAAACCAAAGATGCGTCCTGAAACTGGACTTACCTCTTCTCCAAGACCAAAGATGCGTCCTGAGTCAAAGTCTGAAATTACAGTTTCTGCACTTCCATCTAATGATCCATCAATAAAGAAAATTGTAGCTAGAGCAGAAAAAGCTATCAATGCAGCTGAGAAAGGTGGAGAGAGAGTTACTAGAGTTAAAAAGATTGTTGAAGATCTTAAGAACGAAAGAAAAGACGATCCTACAACTTTAGTAGATAACCTACAAAGATGGTTAGGCAACTGGCAAGCCACTGGTGGTATTTCTGGTAGAGCTAAAGGTGATCCTCGTAAAATGAATAAGGGCGGTATGGCTAAGAAAAAATCAGGCTATTCTAAAGGCGGCTCAGTAACTGACCTGCGAAAAAAAGGGTTGTTTAAATGAAGTTAGAGGGTGATAAAGTAGTAGGCCACAGAGGGGATGTTCTAGCTAAGAAAATCCGTGGAGAGTGGCGCACCAAGAACCCTAAAGTCTTAGCTTTCATCGAGGAGCAGGAGAAGCCAAAGGCTAAACCTAAACCAAAGAAGAAAGAGGAAGTAGTTGAAGAACTAGTTATGGAACGTGCTACTGATGAGAACGGACACTTCATAGCTGATGATCCAACTACAGAAGTTAATGAAGCTTGGGTAGTTAAAACTGTTAAGAAGGTTCTTAAGAAGTAATGACTGTATTTCATCAGGGCAGACCAGGACGTAAACGTTCATTCTTTGGGCACAATACAGGCACGTCTACAGAAGTTGTGTATGTCTGCCCTGAGAGTGTAGTAGCAGAACTAACGTACCTTCATATACATAATACGACAGGCAACACTAACATTACTATTGAATGGTTTATTCATCCAGACAATGTACCTTATAGCTTTGCAGACAAAACAAGCCCTAACTATAGTACGTGGACAACAAGTGGGTATACTTCTCACTATCTTGAAGGTAAAAATTTAGGGGCTAATGAGTTTATTACTTTTGCAGATATCCAGCTTATTTTAAGACCTGGGGATAAACTTCAGATTACCCCTGACACAGCTGCTCACGTAGATACAATTTTAACAGTTACTGAAGTATTTGATCCCGCAGCATAACGGGGTTGCAAAATTAGCAATAGTTTGTTATAACTATGTGTGTACAACTACTCCTGCCCAGTTAGGGCTAACACTATAGGAGTAGTAAAATGTTTAAAAGATTTCTAACAAGATTAATCAAAGCAAGACAAGAAGAAACCAACAGACGTATCGCAATGATGCAGCTATCAAGGCTCTCAAATAGAGAACTTAGCGATCTAGGTATTGGTCGTGGTCAGATCAGAGATGTAGTTTATAATGGCAAAACAACTTACTGAAAAACAGCAGAAGTTCTTAGAGGTTCTGTTTGATGAAGCCAAAGGCGACCCTGTTAAGGCTAAGAGGCTTGCAGGGTACGCTGAAGGTGTATCTACAAGCAAAGTTGTAACCCCTCTTCAAGATGAAATATTTGAAGCAACTAAAAAGTTTATTGCGCAATCATCAACTAAAGCAGCTTACACAATGTTCAGCGTTATGTCTGATCCAACAGATTTAGGTGTGAAAGAAAAGATGATGGCAGCTAAAGACATTCTTGATAGGGCTGGACTTGTTAAAACAGACAAGGTAGAAGTGAGGTCAGCAGACCCATTGTTTATTCTACCATCAAAAGAGCAAGATGACTAAGAGAGCATCCAAAGCAGATTACCCTACCAAAGTTGACTGGACAGTACCCCTTCAAGGTGAAAAAGGAGAGTGGTATCCAGTTATTAGAGTAGGTAGGCACGTACCATTTGGGTACAAACAAGACGAAGAAGACCCTGACTTATTAATTCCTATTCCAGAAGAATTAGAACTTTTAGAAAAAGCGAAGTTATTTCTACAAGAGTACAGCTTAAGACAAGTAGCTAAGTGGCTCTCTGATCAATCAGGTAGATATATCTCACATGTAGGATTAGACAAACGTGTCAGACTCGAAGAAAAAAGAAGACGGGCAGCGTCGAACTACCGCCAGTATGCCAAAAAGTATCAAGAAGCGGCAAGGAAAGCGGAGAAGATCGAAAAGCAACGTATTGGTGGTCGAGGAACTAGAAACCTCCACAGTGGAGATGACTGGGACGACATCAACCCCTGGGTCAACGACGAAGAAACCAGCGGAAGCTAAACCGCCAGAGATAGACATTGAGAAAGCCCAAGATGTCATCTTTGAACCTAACCCTGGGCCTCAAACAAAGTTCCTA